TTGCGCTCCATCGCCTCTTTCAGGACGTTGGAATCGCCGCCGGCGTAAACGTCGGCCTTGCCACCACTCGCGCGCTTCTTGTGCTTCAATCGGCTCATAACAAAATCCTCATCAGTGACCCGGATCCGTGGGCTCGGTCGGGGGATTTTACCCGCCCCCGATCAGGTTATCAGGTGAACTTGATGGCGATGCTCGAGGTCGTCGCCACCGGTACCGCGCCTACGCCGTAGACCGGTCCAGTGGTCGCAATCGCGGTGGCACCAAGGCTGATGCAGTTCTGCAGCAGAACTGCGCCTCCAGCCGAGGCGTTGGCGATGATGCCGGCGGTCAACGTGGTGGAACCAGATTCCACGCAGTTGATGAAGGCGCAATCGTCGAACAGCGCGTAGCGGTCGATGCCGTCAGCACCAACGGTGACCCAAAGTGCACCAGCAGCCGAAGTCAGAACGGGGAGAGTGCAACCCTTGAAGTGGTTGCGCGGTGACCCCGCCAGAAACTCAAGCGAAGCATTCGCCGCAGAACGGGTAACGGTGTCGAGCCCGATCTGGCAGTCGGTGAAGGAGTTTTCGCCAGCGCCGCTGATGGTCAGCGACCGAGAACCGGTCTGCGCCGCCGCAGTCGCATTACCCATGCCGCCAAACAGGCAGCGAGTATATTCGTTGCGGCCGCCGGTGTCCGCCCAGCAAATCTGGGTCGAAGCGTCGGCAAAGCCATGGAAACTGCCGATGTTGCGGAAGATACATTCCGATGCGGTGACGCTGACCAAAGGCGTGAATACCGCCGAGCCGGTCTGCGAGATGCGGGCGCGAGCCTGCGTCTTGAGATCCGGCGCCAGGCCGATCAGGTGGGTCTTGCTCTTGCTCCATACCAGCGTCGCGCTGACATGAACCGTGCCGGTCACGAACACGACATCGTTGTTGTTCGCTTGGCACATAGAATGTGCCTGCGACAATGTCGCGAATGGATCCTGCGGACCACCGGTATTGCCGTCGCTGCCATTGGTCTCGTCGACCCAGAAGTAATTGCCGCCAAACGGCAAGAAACCAGCAATGCCGTAGAGCGGCATACCGAACTGACCGGAGATATTCTGACCGCCTGTATTATAGCCGTGCGTCGTCATTGCATCGTCCTTTTTGTGTCCGGCAGACTACCCGTGCCGATCGTCGGGGGTTAACTTTCGATGCAGTCCCACTTGTCCAAGTACGATATCGCAGATCGCATGTGCCCACTCTCCTTTTGGGGGAGTGGGCACTGTATCAGTTAAGAGGTGGGAGAGGAACCATATAAACTGCGCGGATCGTTATAATTGAACGAGTATCTCTCCCAGCCCTTGACGAGCAGGTTGTCCGTGGTGAAGTCGACCTGCATGTCGATCTCGAACGGTTCACGCTCGAGGTAGAGCAGGCCAGGCTGGTCGGTCTTGATGTACCAGGGGAACGGCGAGGTGAAGAACACGTCCTTGACGTAGTCGGTGACGCCGCCGGCGGTCATCGGGATAACGTTCGGGTCGTTCATCGCGGTGCCCGGCCGGAGCTCGGCGCGGAGCAGGCGGAGAGCAACCGGCTCGTTGTTCGGGTGGATAATCAGCGTCTTGCCCGTCGCCATCATGCGGAGGCCGGCGTTGTCGTAGAAGCCGGTCTGGATCGCGATCATGCCGTTGAGCAGGGCCGACTCGTTCAGGTCGACGTCGGTGGTTGGACGGTTGGCCCAAGTCGAAGGGCCAGAACCGCCGGCGGGCAGCGGATGCGCGGTGCTCAGAAGCGCGACGCCGTCGCCACCGACCGTGTTGTCGTAGGTCGTCGCACTGTTGAACACAGCCGCGGCATAGATTTCCTTGGTCTGAGCGAATGAACGCTGCAGGCCGAGGTTCGACGGCCGGAACTGCGCCTTGTAGAGGTTGTCCGCGATCGTGTTGCGGGTGATCGCGTAACCGAGGCCGATGCCGGTGTGGAGTTGGTTGTAGACGAAGGCCTCGCCGCTGTTGTTGTCGAAGGCGGTCTGGCCGCCGTCGCTCTTGAGCTGGGCCAGCGGCAGGAAGCGCATGGAAGCGGTGCGCTCCTGCGACATTTCTGACTTGCCCTGGTCAAACAGTTTCGGCCAGATCGCTGGCCACTGCTTGTATTCACCGGTGACACCGCGGAGACCAGGCAGAAGAAGGTCACGGACTGCTGAGACGTTAATAGCCATGGCTTAGACCCCCAACAGTGCTTTGTAGATTTGGTTGTTGAACGAGACGACGACGAGATTGTAGGCCGTCGCAACATCGCGCCCGTTGACACCCGGAGGGCTCGTGACAAGGTTGACAACCTTGAACGGCAGAGTGACCGTCGTGGTCGGCGTACCAAGAACCATGCCGGAGGTTCCGAGAGTGGCGTTCGGAACCGGGGTTGCGGCGACATCCGCTGCGGCGCCAATCGAGGCCGCCGTGATCGGACCGCTCGAAGCCTGGACCATCCACTGCGAGTTCGGGTCATCGACGACATAGGCGGTAACGTCGCCAGTCGCATCGGAGCCCGGATAATAGTTGTTCCAGACCGTCTTTCGCTGGCTGGTCGAGTAGTATTCGCAACCAGTGAAGATACCGACAAGAATCTTGGTCGCGCTACCCGCGCCATCACCATTCACCCAAGGGGTGATATAGCCGGCTGAGCTGCTCGCATCGTCACCGCTGACCCACATACGGACAGCATCGCCGTAGTAAATGGGGGTAACGAAACCAGCCTTGATCTTGTATGGCGTCGGGCTGCCTGCCCGCGCAAAATTCGGCGCGCCACTGGCGGTGCCGACCTGAAGAAATCCAAATGGTGCGCTGACGTTCGCCATAGCGAATAAGCCCCAGTCTTGGCGTACCCTGCTGCCGGCGCGGCGCAGATGCTGCCTAAGAGGTTTGTGCTGCCGCGGCGCGCGGAGCCATTCGAGTTTGGATTTTGCCTCTGCCATGCGCTGGCTAGGCGGTGTCCGTCTTGGCGTCAGTCCCGGCGGGGGACCAGTAGCCCTTCGACATCAGCGGCATGCGACGTCGGTATTCCAAGCTCTATCGATAACTCAGACACAACAGTTTTACAAGATGGGGTATTTGAAACGCTTAAACCTACCCCCCGTAGCGCAGTGCGCTCTTCCTCGTCGGCCAGCACGTCAATAATCATCGACCGAATATAGCTCGAAAAGTTAACCCCACTGCGTTTTACGATTTCCTCAAGTCTCGCGTAGTCGGCAAGGGAAAGCCAGCACGCAACTGGTTTCCGCAAAGCTTTCCCTGCCGACTTCGCGTTCATCGAATCAGTCTTCTACCTGAATCATCCGGCCGATTTCCTTGGTCACCTTCGGCGCGATCTCGGGATGTTGCCGCGTCATGGTGTCCTTCGGCGTCATGCCGAGGCGCTGCTCGGCCTCGACCATCTGCGTCCGCGCCAACTGGCGCTGTTCCCGGCGGGCTTCCTGCGTCAGTTCGATCGGCCGTTCCATCAGGATCTGGCCGCCCTTGATGATGTAGGGGTCTTTGTAGCCCGGCGGCACCCAGTTCGGATGCTTGCGAGGATCGACCGGCTCCCATCCCTGCTGCCGCATCTGCGCGATATAGAACGGGTCTTCCTGGCCGACATTGGAAAACCGCTTCCACTCGTAGCTCGATCCTTCCGGGATTTCCTCGACCGGGATATAGAACATATCCTCTTGCACCGTCGATCGCCGGCTTCTGGTTCGGACCCGTGGCGCTTCATGCGCCGGTTCGTGGTCGGCATCGCGCGCCGCTGTCGCCGGCTGATGATCCGGAACCCGGTGCGCCGTGCGCGGCGCCGCCGCTGAAAACCCGCCATCGGTTTCGTTGGCAATATCGTCCTCGACGGTGAGTGCCGCCGGCGCGACACGCGGGATCCGCTTCGGACGCCCCGGGCGCCGGGCAGGCTGGGCGGCTTCTTGTACGGTCATTGGAATATCCTTTTGGTTTGTCTCTGGAATTAATGGGTCAGACGGCCAAGTTTGCCTTCGGCCTCCAGCTCAACAAGG